CTTTTATAAAAGATAAAAAAGATTATTTACCTTTATTAGAACCTGCAATAAAGGAGTTCAATGAAAAATTTAAGATTGATTAATTTTATGAAGTTTGCTTTCATAATTATTTTTTTTATGATTATTACAAAAGAAGTTAGAGCAATACCTAATACTGGACCTGAACTACCACCTGAAGCACCTGAACCTAATTTCAAATATGAGGGTTTACTAGAACAACGTATTCCTGTTTTTTGTGGCATAACAGAATTTGTGTTAGACGCCTCTTCTAAAATGATGGGAGAATCACAAATTGCAATAGGACAAATTAGAAAAAACGGGCAACCATTTGGTGAACTTTTAGGTATATTATCTTTTGGCCACAACGCTGAAAGAAATAGTGGTAGTTTTATAATGACAATGCCTGGTACGGGACCTAATGGTTCAAATGTAAGTTGTATATTAGGTTATGGATTAGACTGGCAATTTTTTAATCATGATGGCACTAGAGTACCACAGGAAGATTCTCTGTGAAAATGATGAGAGTAAACAATAGGGACTAGGGGGCAGTACCCTACGCCTCCACCATAAATTATGGGGGCGAAATAGGTTCGACCGTTGACTAGAAATCGCATTGGAGAGGATAGTCGAAAGACTTAAAATTTACACAAACGCAAACTATAATAACTTTGCATTAGCGGCCTAGGTCGTTAGGGGTTTACCAGTACCTTGCAACAGAAACTGGTACCTCAGCTTGACAAATCACAAAAAACATAGTATAATAAAGATATGAATAATTATATACAAATATATAAAGATGTTTTAGATTCTAGTTATTGTAATGATTTAATAAAAAGATTTGAAAAAAATACCGAACATCATGAGACACACGATCAAGGTCCCATGTCATTCACACAAATAAATTTTAATCAACATTTAGAATATCAAGAAGATGTAGCACAACTATCAAATGTTTACAGTAAATATGTAAATCAATATAAAAAAGATTGTGCTATACATCATACACAATGGCCACAACAATATGGTTATGAGCAGATAAGATTAAAGAGATATTTAGCAAATGATAAAGATGAATTTGCACCTCATGTTGACGCTGTAAACTATGAATCTGCTAAAAGATTTTTAGTATTCTTTATTTACCTAGACGATAATAAAAGAGGTGAGACTAATTTTCCTCAACTAGGTTTAGCGTCACCTTGTAAACAAGGATCTTTACTTATGTTTCCACCACTATGGCCTTGGGTTCATGCAGGTATGAAACCTGTTGAAAAACCAAAATACATGATAGGAAGTTATCTACATTTTAAATGAGCATAATAACACCTAATAAATTTGCCTTACTGATAGAAGATATAGTTAAGACAAAAAGAATTAGTTATATAGACGCTGTTGTGTTGTATTGTGAAAAACATAACATAGATCCATCAACAACAAAATCTATGATTAATAAAAATTTAAAAGAGAAGATAGCATATGAGGCACAAGGTCTTAATATGTTAAAAGAAAAAACAGCAAAATTACCAATATAAGGAGATTTATTATGACAGGTGCAGAAATATTTTTAGTAGCATTTGCAACACTATGGGTTGTAGGAGTATTATCAGGATAAAGTGAATGGTTTTGAAGTATATAAAATCTATCTGGCAATCAAGCTCCACTTCACAAGTAAAAACCAATCTTATAACTTTCATAAACACAACGGAAGAACAACTGCAAGACTGGAGACGTTTACTAAAAGAAGGGATAGGTATTACTTTCACAGGCTTAGTAAATCTTACGACAATAAGTCTATTGTTAATTACTTCCTTAGTAATTTTGTTTCTAATACTAACTTATGGGTTGGTGACATCATTGGCAAAGCTGGTGATGAACATTATAAACAATGGTCTAAAAAAATAGAATCATTACATTATTATTATGAAAAAGATATTGATTATATTATAGAAAGAATGACAACAAAAGATATAAAATTCAATGATTTATTTTTATCAATAGATGGTCAACATCCTACTATCATTAAAATGTTTCTAGCAAAAAAGATAAATTTTGAAACACTAATAATATTAGACGACATATTAAGATTTACAAAAAGATTAAATAAAGATATTAAAGAGAAAGTATTATGGCCTAAAATGTTTGATAGAATGAAAAGATATAAACCATTTTTGTCATACAATATTACGAAGTATAAAATCTCATTGAGAGATAAAATGAAGGAGATATAATGGATAAAGAAAATTTTATACTAGCTTTTCAAATAGATAATGATAAACTATTTAATGGTCTTATTGATTATCATAAAAATAATCATGAGTACAAATATAAAAGTGAACACACCACTCATGATGTAGAAACTAAAGCGTCAACTGATGTTAATATTCACATGAGTTCTAACAATGAACTTATTAAAATTTATACGAACTATCTTACAGCTGGGTTAAAAGCATATAGTCAAAAGTATGAATACTTTAATCCTGAGTTATGTATTCAAGAGGGTTTTAATATACAACATTATGGTCCCGGTCAAGGATATAAAAGATGGCATAATGAAAGAGGCGAGTATCAAATAAATCAAAGAGCATTAGTTTTCATGACATATTTAAATGATGTACCTGACGGCGGAGGAACAGAATTTGCATATTATCCAGAGTTAAAAATAAAAGCAAAAAAAGGTTTAACTTTATTATGGCCTACTGATTTTACACACACTCATAGAGGTATTATTTCGCAACATGAAAAATATATTATCACAGGTTGGTTTCATCATCTTGGTGTTGTAGAAACTAGAGCAACTATATTAGACAAAATGAAAAGGAGTAAATAATGGGCGAAGAAATAAAAGTTGTAAATATTGAAGAACAAGAAGTAGAAGAAACAAAACAAAATATAAAAGATGATAAACAAGTAAAAACAACAGTATTTACATTAGGTGAAATAATACTTAAATTAAAAATGCCTGAAAATTTTGTTGAGGCTGTAAACAAAGCAATTGATGAGAGAGGCGATAGTATGCCTGATTGGAATCCTCAACTTGCAGGTAAAATTAAAAAAGAGAAACTACTTAATCCTATTTTAAATGATGAAATAAAAGGTACTTTCATGATGTGTTTTCAAGAGTATATGAAAAGATCAGGTTCAGTATTAGTAAATACACATCAATTATCTTTAGATAATGTTTGGGTAAATGATATGTATGCAGGTGAATATAATCCTGCTCATTTTCATTCTAGCAAAAATAGTTTAGTTGGTCTATCATCAGTTTTATTTTTAAAAGTACCAGATACATATGGCGAAGAATATACAAACAATCATGAACCTGCAAATGGTCATTTAGAATTTATTGGTGGTAATCAACATTCGTTATCAATGTCTCAAATGAGAGTGAGTCCAGAAGTAGGAGACTTCTTTATATTCCCATATACATTGGTTCATGCTGTTTATCCATTTAGACAAACAGAGCAAATGAGAAGAACATTATCATATAATTGTGATATATTACCGAAAGTATTGGTAAAACCAGTATGATATCCAATGTATGCCAAAACTGTGGTCATGAAGCACATGACGGTCCACTTTGGAAAGAGTTTACCGATGGTGATGGTTTACCGATTATGATAGAAGTTTGTAAAAATTTTGTAGCACAGCTTGACAAGGGTCAACAAATGTGTTATAATACAGATAATGCAAAAGAAAACTAATTACTTTCTTTTTATAGTGCAAGGAAGAGGGTTTCACCAGAGGCTCGAACTTGACAGTTTAGGGGTTGTTCCCAGGTTTGTAACCTTACCAGTTATGAATCACACTCTCGACAGAGAGAAACTGGTTGATGGCGTTTAGGAAATGGTATCCGGTCGCTGTCTTGTGGGTAAATCCATAGTCCCACCTATTTCGCATTATAAATAATAATGTCGATTAATACAGACACATATAATAACATACAATTAACATACGGAGAATACATATGAATACAAGTATTGCGGCCTTAAAAAGGTCAAAGTCTAATCTAGACACACTTATAGGCGAACTAAACAAAGTCGCTGAACCTCAAAAACAATCAAACTCATATCAAGATGATAGATTCTGGAAACCAGAACTAGATAAATCAGGTAATGGTTACGCAGTATTTCGTTTTTTACCTGCTGTAAAAGATGAAGATTTACCATGGGCAAGACTATGGTCACACGCATTTCAAGGTCCTGGTGGCTGGTATATTGAGAATAGTTTAACAACACTTAACAAGAAAGATCCAGTTAGTGAATCAAACAGTTTACTTTGGAACTCTGGTGTTGACGCTGACAAAGAGATTGCAAGAAAAAGAAAAAGAAAATTATCTTATGTTGCAAATGTTCTAATTGTTAGTGACCCTAAACATCCTGAGAATGAAGGTCAAGTAAAATTATTCAAGTTCGGTAAAAAGATATTTGATAAGATTACTGAGGCGATGAAACCTGAATTTGAAGATGAAAAACCTATCAACCCATTTGATTTTTGGGAAGGTGCAAACTTTAAACTAAAAATTAGAAAAGTTGATGGTTACTGGAATTATGATAAATCAGAGTTCGATAGTCCATCTACTATCAAAGACAATGATGAGGCTATAGAAGAATTATGGAATAAACAATATCCATTAAAACCATTTCTTGCACCTGAAAACTTTAAATCTTATGATGAGTTAAAAGCGAAACTTGATAAAGTTTTAAGTGGTGTTAGAAATACTGGTACAGCTGAAGATGTTATGGACCCACCTACATCACCAACAGTTAGTGAGCCAGTTGTAAACGAAACAGCAGATACTTCGGTTGCTAGTAGTGAAGATGATGACGGTGATGAAACACTAGATTACTTCTCAAAACTAGCGAATGATGATTAATCTCTCCACCTGTTTCTTTATATGGGGGTTGGGATGTTCTATCCTAACCCCTTTCTAATATAAATATATCTATCATATCATGTATAGTTTGAGATATCAAATCATATGAGGAGAATTATATGGAAATTATTACGAAAATAAAGGGCTGGGCAGCTGCATTAGCAGATGTTGGTGTCTCACTTATTGCTTTAGGTATCGTGCTTGAAGTTTTATTTAGTGGGCAAAATGTACCATTCTGGCCAGATATAAGTGTGATAGCAAATGTACAATCAATAATCGCTGGGTTTAGTGCTCAAGGTTTAGTTGGTTTAGTTGCTGTTTGGGTACTTTACTCAATATACACTAAAAAATAAACTAATCAATATAATAAAACAAGGGGTGTTTCGGCACCCCTTTTTTTTAGCGTATAAATAGATAATACAATGAGTTTGTTTTTTGAAATACTAGTGGAGTTTGGTTTACCTGTAGCGTCTGCTACAGTTATGGGTGTTTTTATATACATCATTCTCAAATATATTTTAGATTCAGTAATCGGTCAAGTCAATAGTATTCATGGTATTATCATGGGTCTAGATAATAGAATTAAGACCATGAATAATGATATGATAAAACTAGATTTGCTCATATCTCATGCTCTAAAACTAAGACCAGATGAAGATAGAATATCTAGAGCAGAGGGTAAAACAGACGCAAGAAAAGACTAATGGAACAAACAATAGAAAATTTTGAAGGCACAAAGATTGTAGAGAATAATTACGGTGGCGAGAGTATGGGTGATGTACAAGCAGGTATAGAATTTATCTATAACATGAGAGAACATTTAGTAGATGTAGGTGTGGCAACGATATATCTATTTGCTTGTTATGGTTTATATTTGTTGATGAAAAAATATATCAAGTAAAATGACAGTAATTGAAATATTAAACCAGTATGGTTTTGCCACATTGGCTGCAATCGCTATGGGGTATTTTATATACTTTATTTACAAGTTTACCACAGAGAATATCAAGGCAAAGTTAGGTCAAGCAAATACTGCTTTGATAGGTTTGTTAGATCGAATACGAATGCTTGACAATGATCTTATCAGGTTAAGATCAAAATTAAACACAGTTTTAGAAATGCAAGAAAATGAAAAAAATAATAAACCAAGAAAATCAGAGAGAGTATCTAAAAAGTCTATCAACTAGTGGCATTATTATAGGTGCGACATTCACTATAATACTCACTATAGCCATAATATTCGATTACATCTTATTATAAATATTAGTATGAAAGCACTTAAAGTTATGGTGCTAGGTCTATTTTGTTATGTGCTTTCGACACCTAGTATCGCAAGTGAATTAGTACAAGAGTTCAGCAATCCATCATTTTCAGGTAATGGTTATTCTACTCATGTTCTATCACTTGAGCAACTAAGATATAGTAGAGAAAACAAAATCAAAGACGATCAAAAGTCTGCTGACGCAGCTGCTAAGCGTGATGAAAACAATACTACAATCAATAAATTTATTAAAAATGTTGAGAGTAGAATTTATGCTAACTTATCAAAACAGTTAGTAGATAATATGTTTGGCACAGAATGTGAGGGCACTTGTCCTACATCTGGCACTGCTGAAGTAGAGGGTTCGCAAATTGCTTGGGTCAAAGATACGACCACAGAGATAATAACACTAACAATTACATCGCCAGATGGTTCAACGACAGTAATGTCTGTGCCTGTAGGCGACTTTAAATTTTAAAAAATATGGATTTTACATTCCCACAAATAGCAGTAGCAATATTCTTGTTTTGTTTTTTATCAGGTTGTGCCACAACTACACCACCTGAGGGTTTCTATCAA